ACTGGTAAAAAATACTTGCGTACTAACAACTGCAATGATACCGGTGCTGCTTGGAACACCCGCACTTTGTCCTTGTCCAGCGGAGTTGGTTCATCTTTCAGGCAAGCCTTAAACACGGGATAGCACCTCCTACCTTCCACATACTCTTGCTCCATATATTCGAATTCGTCCCATATGTACTCTTCGAAGTCGACGCAATCTTGGCGCCGTTCGTCCTCTGGACTAACAACCTCATGTTGATAATTCTCCTTGGGGCCCGTCAACGGATAACCTATAGAAGTACCCGACACCATTTTGTCTATAAACCGCGTGGCTATTTTCCCATTCACGGTTTCCTCTCGGGTTAAAGGGCGAATACTTCGCATTAACTCCGGAAATTGCACCAACGTGTGCATGAATCCGTTCTTATAATCGAGCACGGACCAAGACAGATGTGTGCCCTCCACTCCCGTAGAGGGATGAGACATCACTTCCAATGATGCTTGCCAGGGATAATTTGATCCAAATTTCGGCTTTCCCCACTTCTGTGGAACTCCCATTATGGCTGTGACAGTCGGTGATATCACCGTCTGCTCTACGGTGGAGTAGTACTTTGCCCTTCCAATTACCGAACCATAAGCAGTCACTAAAGGATCACTTGTCAGGAAATTGAGAGGGCTTTTGGTATGTATTCTACGCCCTTCAAAAAACTGAACCCCCATCACCTCAGTCCGCAGTGTACCTGTGTTTGCACACAGCATCACTCCGGGTTTTCGAGACAGAGCTTCCACGCCTTTATTTATCTGATCATAGCTGAGAAAACCGGAACATCCCACTTTCGTGCCATCAAAACCACCTAAGTGAAATCCGGCTATAGTGGGAAACTTTTGCTCAACCAATGTGACTGCCATACATAATCCCCGAAAGGTTGGGAATTCGAGTTCGTACCTGCTTCCATAGAATCGGCTGGCTGAATTATCTTGTTGGCCAACGTAATGATACAAGCCAGACAAATGCGGTTCACCCTTTTCATCTTTATATACCAACTTCCCTGGACCACTCTTGAACTTTGCCGTTGGAAAATAAGCTCGCACATCCTTCCAATCGCCACCTGATGGCACCCACACTAAAGTGAAATCAGTGCCAGGTATAGGCTCGGAGTGCGCCAACGAAATTATATGTATGAAACTACTTCCTACGAACTCGTTTCGCACAAATTTACAAGCCAGATTCTCCCCTCCTTTTAAAACGTGAGTGGGGATTATTACCACGTTCGAACACGGGAAGAAGGCATCAGTGGAGTACGACTTTGTCTCTCCAACCATCACAGTGACATGACATAAGTTATTGAAAACTATCTGCTCCAATTGATTCATGGTTGTTGTCTTCACTTTGGGGTGGGCTGGTATTGTGGACACAGGGATTTTACACCACGGGTTAGTTTCACCGTC